GGCTGGCGGGAATCGCCGAACAGGGCGCGGGCCATGCCCTGCTGGAAAAGGTGGCCGGCAAGCTGGACGAGGAGGAGCTGCTGGGGCTCATCAAGCTGTACCGGGGCAGGGCGGACAAGCTGCTGGCGCCGGAGGCGCAGCTGGGCTACGGCCGGGAGGACGCCCCGGGCGGCAGGGGCGACGGGGCGTTTCTCATTTAGGGGGCGCGGCGGCATGACGGAACAGGTTTTGGAGCTGGCCCAGGCCCTGGGGGGCGTGGACCAGGATGAGGAGGCGCTGCGCACCCTGTGCGCGGCGGCCTGCCAGGCGCTGGACCGAAGGCTGAAGGACGGCCTCACGGCGGAGGACTGCCGGGGGGCCTACCCCCTGGCGGCGGCGTGGCTGGCCATGGACTGGCTGCGGGGCGGCGGGGGCTTGGACGGGATCACGTCGCTGTCCGCCGGGGATATTTCCGTCCGGCGGGACGGGGACGGCGGCGGAAGTGGGAAGCTGGCGGAGCGGGCGCTGGCGCTGCTGGCCCCCTTCCTGCGGGATGAGAGCTTTGTATTTCGGGGGGTGCGGGGTTGATTGAGGCATTCGCGTGGGTGATTCGCACCTGCGGGCAGGAGATGGTGTGCCGCCGGGAGGACGGAACCGAGGCGGGGCGGGGTATGGCCATTGTCCAGCCCATGACAAAGGCGGACTGGCAGGAGGCGGCGGGGACGCTGGGCAGCTACTCCACCCACCGGTTCCTGGGGCTGGCGGAGCCGGGGACGCCGCTGGACAAGCTGGGGCCGGGGGGCTGGCTGGAGTGGGGCGGCCTGCGGCTTGAGGTGATGACGGCGCGGCCCATCTGGGTGGGGGGACAGGTGACCCACCTGTGGCTGGCCCTGCGGCCCTGCCCGGAGGACGGGGCTTGACCGGGGCGCTGGGCCGGTGGCGCTCCGCGGTGGCGGAGCAGCTCAGGGCCGCCGGACTGGACGCGGTGGAGGCCATGGAGCCGGAGCGGGCCCGCCGGGTGCGGGGGCCTGTGGCGGCGGTGGCACTGGCGGGGGTTTCCTGCGGGGCCGGGGGGTTCCAGGACTTCCTGGGGACGGAGGAGGCTGAGGCTGGCGGACGCCGGGAGGTGTATGGAAAGGCGGCGGAGCTGACGCTGCGGGTGGATGTGTTCGCGCCCAGGGACGCCGGGGCGTCCGTGTGCCGGGAGGCGGCGGAGCGGGCGGCGGAGGAGCTGCTGTTCCGGGGGGCCGCAGGTGTGCCCGTGACCGGGCTGGACATGGGCGAGACGGAGTTTTTGGACGGGGACGGGCTGTACCGGCTGGCGGCGCGGTGCCGGTGCGGGGCGTGGATGACGGCGCGGGCCGCGGAGGACGGCGGCGCGGCGCTGACGGACTTTGAGATAAGGGGGACGATGAAATGAGCGCGGGAGTGAAGCATGAGAGGCCGGGGGTGTATTCCTCCTATGAGACCTCGGGGCTGACGGCGGCCAACGCCGGGGGCGGCCGGGTGGCCATCCTGGCAGCCGCCGGGGAGACGGAGGCCGGGACGGTGTTCCAGTGGGCCAGCTACAGCAGGGCGGCGGCGGACGTGGGCCAGTGTATGCTGAGCAAAATGGCCCGGATCGCGCTGCGCAACGGCGCGGGGACGGTGCTGGGCGTGGCCGCCGGGGCGGACTATGAGGACGCCATCGAGGCAGCCGGTAAGCTGGAGAACGTGGACGTGGTGGTGTGCGACAGTTCCGAGCTGGCGGTCCAGCAGAAGGTGAAGGCCATGGTGGTGGAGTGCTCCGGCGCCCGGAAGGAGCGGATCGCCGTGGTGGGCGGCAAGGCCGGGGAGACGGTGGCGGAGCTCACCGCCCGGGCGGCGGGCCTCAACTGCGAGCGGGTGGTGCTGGTGGCCCCCGGCATGGGGGACGGCTCCGGCGGGGCGGTGTGCGCCGCGGCGGTGGCCGGGGCCATCGCCGGGAACCGCGACCCGGCCCTGCCCCTGGGCGGCGCGGAGCTGTTCGGGCTGGACGGGCTGGAGTGCAATTACGACGACAACGAGATCGACGCCCTGGTGCAGGGGGGCGTGACGGCGCTGGAGACGCTGGCAGGGTCCTATTACGTGGTGCGGGGGGTGACTACCCGGACGACGACCGGCGGGGCCGCGGATACGGCGTGGCGGGAGCTGACCACCATTTTGGTGGTGGACGAGGTGATCCCGGGGCTGCGGAACGCCCTGCGGGCCCGGTTCAGCAGGGCCAAGAATACGGCCCAGACCCGGGGGGCCATCCGATCCCAGACGGTGATGGAGCTGGAGAAGCGGGTGACCCGGGAGATCATCGACGGGTATGAGGACGTGACGGTGACGGCGCTGGAGGGCGACCCCACGGTGTGCCTGGTGGAGTTCGCCTTTACGGTGGCCCACGGGCTGAACCAGATTTGGCTGTCCGCCCACATCACGGTTTGATAAGGAGGGGCTGTTATGAGTTTTAACGCGGGGCTGCGGGCGGCGGGGTTCCCCACCAGCAGCGATATTTGGCTGGAGGTGGACGGGCAGAAGGTGGCGGTGGTGCAGGGGTACTCCTGCAAGGCCAGCCGCACCTCCATGACCGTGGAGGCCTTCGGGGAGGATCAGCCGGTGGCCACGGTGCAGGGGCCCCAGAGCTATGTGATCCAGCTGTCCCGGCTGTACGCCACCGACCAGGCGCTGGCGGACGGGCTGAACTTCTATGAGCTGAAAAACTTCTCCCTGGTGATCTGCAAGCCCGACCGGAAGGTGATCTTCTCTGACTGCCAGTGGAGCGGCATCGAGGAGGACGCTCAGCTGGGCAAGACGGTGGTGGAGAAACTTACCCTGGTGGCCCGGAGCCGGATGGAGACGGCGGCGTGATGGACGGCGGGGCCTGGATAGGGCAGGAGCGGCTGGAGATCCCCGAGGGGGAGCTGCGGCTGCTGTCCGCCCGGGAGGTGCTGGACGCCCACCGGGAGGGGGACGCTCTGGCCGGGGACGGAGGCGGGCGGGCGCTGTGCCGCAACGCCTGCCTCCTGGCCCGGGCCCTGGAGCGGGAAGGGCGGCCTGTGTTTGACAGCGGGCGGGCCGTGCTGGACGGGCTGCGGGTGGAGGACATCGCGCGGCTGGCGGACGCCTGGGGGGCGTGGAACCGGGAGATGGATCCGGCGCCGCCGGAGCGGAAGGGCCCGGCGGTGGACTGGGCGGCGGCGGTGCTGGGCGAGGAGGAAACGCGGCCTGCTCCGGATGGGGCGGGGGAGGCATCCCGCCTGGCGCCGGCCCGGATGGACCGGGCGGAGCGTAAGGAGCAGGCGGAGAAGCTGCCGGACGCGGGGCTGGACGGCTGGACGGACGAGCTGCCGGAACGGGGCGGGGAGACGGACTGGGCTGAGGTTCGGGCGGACGGGGACGGCGTGGAATGGACGGCGGAGGCTGAGCCGGGGACGGGGCGGACGGTCTGGACGCTGGGGACGGCGGAACGGGGCCGGACAGCGGGCGGCGGGCCGGAGGCTGTGGAGACGGACAGCGGGGCTTTGCCGGGAATGAGCCGGGAGGCCGGGACGGCCAGGGAGAAGCTGCCGGGTGTGGACTGGGACGGCGGGACGGGTTCGGCGGAGCTGCACCGGGGGGCGGCGGAGGGGGCGCGGGCCCCCGCGCCGCTGCCGGTTCCGGAACCGGTGAGCCGGATGGCGCTGGAACGGGAGGGCGGAAGCCCGCCGGGGCTGACGGTGGAGGAGCTGGACCGGGCCGTCAGGCGGGACAGCAGGAGATATGACGGCGGGATGTCGATTTTTTGAAAGAAGCGCGGAGCCGTCGTGAGCAGCGGGCTAAGACCGAAGCGCGGCGAACTGGCCGGAGCCGCCAAAGGCGGCGCAGGACAGTTTGCGGAGCCGGAGGGCTTAGAACCGCGTCGCGAACAGGCGAAGCGTGACAATGAGAGGGGAGGACGGAGTTGGATGATTCTTTCCCCGATGCGGTTTAAGAATTTTGTTTGGCCCCATAACCCACGGGTGTATTCCATCACCTATGAGCGGAAGCTGGCGGCGCATAAGATCCCCTTCGGGCGGCACTATTTGCAGAGCCTGGGGCAGACCAGGCGGGTGCTCCGGGGGGAGGGGGAGTTTGTGGGCGAGGGGGCCTACGACACGTTTAAGGCGCTGGCCAACGTGTTTTACGAGGAGGCGCCGGGGGTGCTGGTGCACCCGGTCTGGATGACCACCACGGCCTGGTTCGCGGGGCTGGAGCTGCGGCAGGAGCCCAGGAGGGACTATGTGGCCTACGCCTTCGAGTTCTGGGAGGTGGTGGACGGCGGGAACACCGGGGAGCTGGAGCGGCGGACGGCGGCGAAGCCGGGGCCGGGAAGCGGGACGGAAAACGGCGCGGCGGAGGTCGGGCAGGCGGGCGTGTGGCACACCGTCGTCCGGGGGGACACCCTGTGGGGGCTGTCCCGGCGGTACGGGGTGGCGCTGAACCGGATCATTGAGCTGAACCCCCAGATCCGCAACCCCAACCTGATCTATCCGGGGCAGAGGGTGAGGATTTCATGATGGAGTGCTGGATCAAATCGGGGGACGGGCAGGAGTGGAAGCTGCCCACCGCCGTGAGCTGGGTGTTCCGGTACGGGACGGATACGCCCTGCGACAGCTTTTCCCTGCGGTGCGTGTGGGAGCGGGGGCAGGAACGGGTGCTGTCCGGCGCCTGCCGGTTCTTCGCGGACTGGGAGGGGGAGCGGGTGTTCACCGGGGTGGTGGACGAGTTCGGCGTGGTGTGCGGCGGGGGCGGGCTGATCCTGGAGCTGGAGGGCCGGGGGATGGCGGCGCTGCTGCTGGACAACGAGGCCATGCCGGCGGAGTACCAGCGGTGCACCCGGGCCGACCTCATCGCCAACCACGTGGCCCCCTACGGGGTGGAGTGCGTGGGGGGCGGGGGGCTGGCCCCCGTGGCCGGGTTCTCCGTGGACAGCGGCGAGAGCGAGTGGAGCGTGGTGCGGCGGTTCGCCTGCTACTACGGCGGGGTGACGCCCCGGTTTGACCGGCGGGGGCGGCTGGTGCTGGATCCCTATGGGGACGGGAAGGCCGCGCGGATCGGCGACAAGGACAAGATCACGGACTGGGAGTACCGGGAGAACCGGCACGGGGTGCTGAGCCGGGTGGCGGTGCGGCGGCGGACCACCTGGGGCACCCAGTGGGTGAGCGACCCGGCGTTTCTCGCCCAGGGCGGATGCGCCCGGCGGGTGATCACGGTGCCCAACACCACGGGCACCACCGCCATGCGGTATACGGCGGACTATCAGCTCCGGGCGGCCCGGCGGGAGCGGGTGCGGCTGCGGATCACGGCGGCGGGCGGGTTCCTGGCGTGGCCGGGGGAGCTGGTGGACGTGGAGCTGGCGGGCTTCGGGGCCAATGGGAGGTACCGGGCGGCACAGGTGGAGGTGTCGTGCGGCAAGGAGGGGCTGACGACCATGCTGGTTTTAGGGGAGCCGGACGCGATGATTTAGAGCGCGGGGCGCGGCTCCGCAAACCCTCTGGGGGGCCAGGGGGAGACAAGAAGGAGGTTTTGACTTTGTGGCTGAGCGGGCAGTACAAGCGTCCGGCGGAACAGGCCGAGGGCCAGACCGGCATCGTCACCGTGGGCGGGGACGAGGCGGCGGTGCTGCTGGACCGGGAGCGGCGGGGGCTCGAGGGGGACGGCCCCGGCGGCCCCCCCCGGACGCCCGCGCCC